AATAACTTGCTCCACCGCTACCGGTTACACTGCCTGCGGAGCTTCCCCAACTCCACCCACCAGCTGACCCATTAATCGTTATGCTCGGACCCGTCGCGCCACCACCAATACCACCATTGCAAATGCTGGTTGTCGCTGCAGCGGCACCGATTCCACCTTCTCCGCCGGTGCCAATTAACAAAGCACCGAATACAGTAGTGCCACCAATCCCGCCGTTGCCGCCAGCTGTAGATCCCGCTGTTCCTCCCGATCCAATCGTAATGGCAATGCTCGGCGCCAAACTGCTGCGCGGATAAACAGCTCTTGTGTAGCCGCCACCGCCGCCGCCGCCACCTGCTGAATATTGCCCTACTCCGGTTGCAGCAGCGCCGCCGCCACCACCTCCAGCGCCTACGAGTTCTACCTGAGCCCAGAGCAGGTTCTGGGGCGGATTGTAGACCCCGCTGCTTGTAAAGGTCACGATGTTGACAGAGGTGAACTGGACGTTGTTGATTGCGTTCTGTGCCATAGGATCCTTCTACGCTTTTTAAAATTCTATTACCCACACAGCCCCATCACCCCCGCGGCCGCCCGAACCACCAGTCATACCGTTGCGAGAAGCGCCACCACCGCCACCACCTCCTCCTGGGGCTGCCCCGTCTCCACCGTTACCCGCTGCACCTACAATCGCAGAACCCCCGCCACCGCCGCCAGTAGAGGCCTGAAACCCTCCCGTGGTTTTGGTTGTGTACGGATTGCCTGGACTGCCGTTAGTTCCGACAGCTCCACCTGCTCCACCCGCAATGACGATGTTGCTGAATGTTAGATCGTATAGGGTTTGACGTAGTCCGTTTCCGCCGGCTTGAGTTGCCTCAGCGGCGCTAATTCCACCGCCGCCGCCGCCAACGCTGCCGACGTATCGACTTGGCAGATTAAAATACGGTTGTCCGTTCTGGCTGATATTTGGAGGAGCGGTGCCATTTCCACCGAAACTTTGGGCACCTGCCGTACAGTTTGTCGAGCCATCGCCGTTGTTCAGCAGTGGCAAACCAGTGTTCCCGCCTAATGCAACAAAATCACCAAAGTATGTAAGTCCAGCGGCTGTCGGATCGGCTGGGGCGCTGTTGTTTCCTGGCACTACACCGCCTTGACCGCCTGCGCCTATGGTGACAACCTCAGTTGTTCCAAATTGATCGGCTGGCGATTCACCGATATACGTGATACCCGATCGGCCCCCCTGTCCTCCGAAAGCCTGCACGCCGACTGCTCGACGCTCTCCACTCTGACCGCCCCCGCCGCCGCCCCAAAGAATGACCTTTACCCATCTAGCATTTGGATCTTTGGTCCATGTGCCGCTAGAAGTAAATCTTGTGAGTTTTGGTAGAGTCGAGCTGACTGTCACAGTCCCCGGGCCCGTAGTCACTTGCAGACTACCACCGGCCGCAACTGTTCCCGCGACAGGAGCTCCGCCAGCGCTGCCGATCAGCATTTGGCCGTTGGCAAGCGTGGGTGTCGTAAAGGCGCTACCGGTCGCATTTGCTACTGGTATTCCGTTAGCAGTCACCAGGGTGTTTGTTGCATTGATAATTGGCATTAGACCACCGTAATGTTTCCAATGATGCTAGTGACTCGCCATTGCGTGTTCGCTTGTCGACAAACAAGCTCAATGACATCGCCCTGTTCCGAGCTTGTCAGAGACCCTCCGGTACCCGCGGTCGTGTTTTGGTTACCGATAAAAATCTGTTGACCGGCTAACTGACGCACGGACCAGCTAGTACCACCATCAAGCGAGATTTTGAAGGTATCGCCAACCGCGCTCGAAGCAGGAAGCGTTACTTGCACGGCGTTTGCCGTAACAAAGTAACCGTTGTCTTTTGCTGCGGACTGGTTAGCGGTGATGCTGGACCATGATAATGAACCACCACCTCCTCCTGTGGAAGCGATCGAGATTGTTCCTACACCGTTAGTCACGGTTATATTTGCCCCAGCTGTGATGGTAGCTTGGGTATAGCCAGTGCCATTACCAATCAGCAACTGCCCGTTTGTGGGTGTACCGGTGTTACCGGTCCCGCCCGAAGCTACAGGCAACGCATTTGCAAGGTTGACGACCTGCGCGTTGGTAATGGTCATCGCGGTTTGCAGCGCGCCAGTCACGTTGTCAGCCGTCGACAAAACCAGTTGACCAGGCGTTTTACCCGCAGCAACAGTTCCCGTAACATCAGAACGAATTTCCGTTGCGGCGACAAACTCAGTACCGTCGTAAGCAGCACTGCTAACGCGCCCAAGGTTGTCGCCAGATAGCACTGTAGTCGGCGACGCGCTGGTACCACGCGTCCTGGTCAACACGAAGTTGCTACCGAGGCCCGCTGTGTTGGTGTGACGGTTTTCAACTACGCCTGCTAAATCGCTTGACCCTTCGTTGTCCACCAACACTTTCACGCCCAACGTTCCACCACCAAATGGAATAGTGGTTTCTGCGACGGTGTTGCCAACAGTCAGGTTGTCTTGCACCACAAAATTGGGTGAAAACTTGTTTAAGTTGTTGGTGATAGGCATGGCTTAGGTCTCTACATCAATCGTTGCTGGGCGAACATCGTCCCATACTTGTGAAGCTGCGTCGTAGTGCCAACCGATGCCTGCATGGGAATCAGCAGCAAGTTCTACTACAAATGTGCCAAGGGGTGGTGCCCATTGAGCGACGCCATCCCAAACAACTACATTCACGCACATGCCGTCTTCTTCATTCACAACAGCATAATTCGCCATGATGACTCCAAATATTTGTTTGTGATTTTTTTACATAATTGGGAGGGGACTTCCCCTCCCAAACTGTCACGTTACACGATGTTGAGGTTACCAACAGAGGAAACGACTTGCCATTGCAGGTTAGCCTGACGGCAGACGAGACGAACGCAGTCGCCTTGGGCGGTAGATGCCAAGCTTCCACCAACGCCAGCAGTTGATGCAGACGATCCGAAGAAAATCTGCTGACCAGCAGCTTGGGAAATAGACCAGCTTGTTCCGCCAGCAAGGCAAAGTTCAAATGTGTCGCCAATCGCGCTTGTCGCTGGCAACGCTACTACAACTGCGTTCGCGGTAACAAAATAGCCGTTGTATGTTGCGGCTGTTTGCGACGCAGTGATTGCGCTCCAAACTACGTCCAAAGAACTGATGGTAATTGCACCCGCTGCATTGGTAATTCCAATACCAGGACCAGCAGTCAAAGCTGCCGCGACGGGAGCTGCGCCAGTCGATCCAATCAGCAATTGACCATTGGTCAGAGGACCGACGTAGGACATCGCAGCGGCAGAACCAGCAGCAACAGGAAGCGCATTGAGTGTCATTGCACCCAGTTTGCTCAACAGAGTTGATGGGGTGATCGCGCGATCTGCGTCCGTTCCTGCGATCGCTTCAGCTGAATCAGCCAGTTCAACAACCCCAAGGGCCGCTGTTGTGGCTTGCGTACCAGCGATTGCCAGGCTGCCCGCGCCTGCTGTTACCGCTACCCCGCTAGATCCAGAAATGGTCGCCGCGACAGGTGCTGCCCCAGTCGATCCAATCAGCATCTGACCATCGGACAAAACTACGGAAGAAAAACCAGTTCCGAAAGGGTTGACGATTTGCAGACCGTTAATCTGAAGATCGGTGTTGATTGAGTTTCTAATTGCCATTTTGTTTTACCGTAATTGGTGTCAACTTTTTAGTTTGTGCCGTTGCGCCGATCAAGGAGCTCCAGCGTACATTTCAATATAGATCGCTCCACTCGTCGGAGCCCCGGCTGCTCGTTTCGCGAAAAATTGCGTGCCTTGAGCGATGAAAAATCCATCTTCCCGGACGCGATTTGTCGTGACATCTAGAAGCACGCTTTGGCCAGCTAGCACCGCCATGTGGTCCACGATGCCATCGAAGCTAATAAGCAACGCAGAATCGGTGCTATTGACGACCCGCAACATCCGTAATGGCTGATCAGCTGGAGCACCAACTGCCGCATAACCGGCACCAATGCCACCAAATGGCAGAGACCGCAGGGCCAAGGGAAAAAGTTTTCTAGGATAGCTCACGATTTAGCCCTTTTTCTTTGATTGGCCCGTTGGCGAAAACTTACTGCCTTTTTTCAATGAGGGATAGGCAGATAACACCTTCTTACGAATTGCAGCAGGGTCTGCGGCGAAATGGCTACGAGCCATCGCGTTACGCGCTCTTTCCATCGTGTTGATCGGAAAGGTTCCTTTTGGGCCTGCAAACTTTTTGACATCAGGGTATTTGCCGGCCGAAGACATGCCCGGCTGAGCTCTTAATTTTGTGATGCCTTTGGCAGGCAAATCGGGTTTTGGTTTTTTCATGTGATTTTTTTCCATATCGCCTGCCCACTGTTCATCCCAATTAGCACCCACGCCTCACCGCCTGTCCTGTCTATCCACATCGTTCCGCTCGTAAACTTGCGGTCCTGCGGTGTGGGCTGCCGCCTGGCTCGTACCACTCTTGCAACGATTTCATCCCTGTCTGCATCACTGCTCAGCCCATTAGGCTGTAGGACGTTCGTTGAAACATGCATTACATGATCCAGTACTGCACTGTGCTCTGATCGTTAGTCTCCGTCGTGTTGTTAGACTTGACACTGGTGATGGTGAACGAACCCGCCCCTGCCAATGCCGCTAGATGACCAATCGTTCCGCTTGTCGTCCTATGAGTGCACAAAATCACATTGGTAGCAGTCACCCAGCCGATTGACACCGTGACCGTGCCGTTCACAAGCGCTGCAGTGCCCCATTGACCGGTTGACTGTATTGCGAAAGGCTGCAGAGCCCCTGCATAGGTCACACGAACTGGCGCTTGCGACTCAACAACCCCTTGATCGGCAACCACGGAATGCTCGGACGCAGCTAAAATGACGTTACCGTAGTTGGCTAACAGCTTGATTTGGCTAGGTTCGCTCCCGCCATTCGTCTGGTTTGCGGTCAAATTGATTTGAGCGCAATTAGCATTATTGCCGCCGCTGCCGTCATTGACTGTGACATCGAATCGACCGGTGTTGTTGGCTGTATTGCCAAAACAAGCAATGCTGACCTGGCCACTGTTAACAGTGCCGTTTGCACCGTTTGCGACTAAGTTAATAGATCCAGAGTTTGCTTGAAATAACTGGTTTCCTGCGCCGCTACTGCAATTGTCTTGACCAATGGTCAACACCTCAAAGTAACCGCCTAAAACAGCAGGATCGGTGCTTATGGCATTAAATTTAATTAAGCCAGAACTGTCTCCTGTGCCGCCAGTTGCTTCCACAACAAATTGACCGGAATTTTGACCGTCACCGCCGTTGGCCGAAATTTGTACCTGGCCAGTATCGTTTACCCCAGCCGCTGCCTGCGAACCAATTAAAACCTTACCTTTGTTCGCATTTAACTCGATTATACCTTGATTGACAGTCGAATTATCAACACCATTTGCATAAAGGTATATAGTGCCGGAAAGCGCATTGGGGTCCGTGGCAGTTGCTGTAATTTGTATATTACCGCTGTTGCTTGCGTCAGACCCATTAGCATCCAGGTACATATTTCCAGTTTGATTACCTGGATCAGAACCTGCGTTGGCAACTAATCGAATGTTGCCTGAATTGGTTCCATCGGAACCATTGGTTGTCAAAACAATCTGGCCTGAACTCTGGCCTTCATCACTGATGCACGTGACGTTGAAACAACCAGAACCTGTTCCACCACCCTGAGGCAGAATTTCGACTACACCGCTTCCGCCAACGGGATCAGTACCTTGCGCTTGCAAGGTGACCTTGCCGCCGCCGCCAGGGCCTCCGCTGCCGAAAATAGTTACCCTACCTACGCTGCCGCCTGTCCCGCCGTTGGCACTTGCAAGAATTTGCACAAAACCGCCACTTGTGGTGGCTGGCGATCCATTTGAATAGAGACTGATAGTCCCGGCACTTGCGCCATCTGGATCCATCGTCAATGAGAAATTTCCGTCAGACGCAATTGTAGGGTTGTTTTCATCTACACCAACGGTAACCGCACCGCCAACCGTGGTGGCCTCCAAACCGTTGGCTCCGGTAACGCTGGAAATGCCACCACCGCCGCCGCCGGTATTTGTGATGGTCAATGAGCCAGAACCTGGCGTGATGCTGATGCCAGCGCCGGCGGTCAGTGTGGCAGCAACAGGCGCTGCACCAGTGGCACCAATCAGAAGTTGTCCATCACTGAGGACGGTGCTAACAGTGCCGATGCCAGCACTGTTAGCGACTTGCACACCATTCGCCGTGACGCTTTGGTTGACACAGTTTTGTTTAGCCATTTTACCCTACAGAACTACGAGGTTACCAACGGCCGATTCTACCATCCAATTCGTGTCTGCAACGGTACAAACAAGCGTCACAACATCACCTTGATCGCTTGACGCCAGCGAACCGCCAGCACCTACCGTGGTCTGCAAACTGCCGAACCGGATCTGTTGTCCCGGGCCCTGTGCAATGACAAACGATGCAGCACCCTCGAGGGCTACTGTGATGCGTGTAAATTGCGCCGAGATCAGCGGCAAAGACAGCGTCAGCGCGCCACCAGGGGCGACGCACAAATAGCTATTGTTTGGAGCCATAGTCAGGCTTGCTGACACCGCAGACCAGTTGTCTCCAGAAGCGGTAGAGCTGATCGTAATCGATCCCGCTGCGTTGACTATCGAGGTACCGGGTCCGGCGGTCAGTGTGGCAGCGACAGGTGCTGCACCGGTAGAGCCAATGACTAGTTGCCCGTTCGTCAAAGGTCCCAGCCAGTTCATAGCTGCTGAGGAACCTGCACCGTACGGCACGGCATTGAGCGTTTGTGCACCTAGTTTCGCTGCAAGTCCACTGGGAACAACAGCGCGTACGCTATCAGTGCCAGCAATTGTTTCCGCGTTTGTGGCGAGTTCCACCACGCCAACCACGGCGTCAGTCGCATTCACCCCTGCCACAGCTAAGGTGTTTTGCCCCAGTGTCAAGGCCACGCCGTTAGAAGCGGTAGGGATGCCAACTGCCATGTTAGGAGCGGCAACACCGCCGATCAGAAGCTGGCCGTTCGCATTAAAATCACCAGATCCGGACTGAGATCCGTCAACCTGAATGTTGTTTGCAAGGACAATCTGCCCGTTAAAACCGGCCATTATACACCTACCGTTGTGAAGAGACCTTGGACTTTCCACTGTACCGTAGCACCAGCCACGCCGCGTACAGCTAACACAAGATTGCCCGCACTTGCAGAAACCTGTGTGGCTGCCGTCGAATTGTTCGGGCCAAGCGCTCCCTGCTTATCCAACGTCACATCTTCAGCGCCTACTTGGGTAGCGTTAGGGCCGGCCAATCTAAAAGCACCCATTTTAACGAGTGACGTAGCCGCCCCGCCGCCAAGTGAGGAAGTCCAACCTACTAAACGACCATCAAATACAAGAGTTTTGGAAGCAGGAACTGGGATGGATAGAAGATTGACAAACGTTGTCCCGTCTGTGGTAATCGCTGTGCCTTCAACGAAGGTAGACGCATACACCAAAGAAAGGGTGCTTGTAGCGGGATCGCCAACGACAGTGATACCAGACCCAACATCGCCAAGAATGTTGATGTTGTTGGCCGTTGGCAGAATGGTGCCACCGACATCGCCCGTCAACCGCTGAACGTCGCCAAGAGGGCTGACGCCGCACGGCGCCCACTGCGCTACACCAGCTACGATGCTGGCGAGAATGAATGCTTGAAAGCTTGCCGTGTTGGCCCAAACAGATCCAACGGGGTACTCGCGGTCCGCGCCGGTGGGGTTGCGTGGCAAGCGCACTGCGTACGGGACGACCGTGACGCCTTGCGTTTTTGTACTGAAGCCTGACGGGCTCAAGTACGGTTGAACAGGTCCGTTTGTCATATACCTCAACAGAACGTATGGGTAAGGGGCCACACCCCTTGCCGAACTGCACCGTAGCACAAATCGAATTTTGATAAAGTCGCGTCGGAGGCATGTATGAAAACACCAGCATGGCAACGCAAAGAAGGTCAGTCCGAAAGCGGTGGTCTGAACGAGGCAGGCAGGCGCTCAGCCAAAGCGCAGGGCATGAACCTCAAACCGCCTGTCAGTAAGAAGCAGGCTGACAAAAGCCCAAAATCAGCGGCGCGGCGCAAGTCGTACTGCTTACGCAGCGCGGGACAGGCCAAGATGCACGGGATCGACTGCTCGAAGACACCTGAGAAAAGAATCTGCAAAGCACGCAGGAAATGGGAGTGCTAGCCATGAAAGATAAAGGCATCGCCAAACACCTGAAACATGACATTGCTGAGGCGAAAAAAAGCATCGCCGAGGACAAATCTTTGATGAAGAAGGTAAAAAAACCCAAAAAGAGCAAGCCATGTGGAAAACGTTGATGATCTGTTCATGTTGTCTGCTTGGCTGTAGCGAATGGCAAAAAAAGCCAGACGGGCCAGTGGAAGAGTTTGTCGAAACGGTCATTGAAAGCGCTGTCGAAGAGGGCGCTGCTTTAGCAGGGGTCGAGCTAGACATTACCATCGACCTGACTCCGGACACGCCGGAACTACCTGTACGCTCGGAGGGGAAACCCCAAGGAGACTGAGCGAGCCAGCTGCACCTAGGAGGGATTATGCAGCCGATCGCAACCAATCGCGACATCGTCTTTGATTTCCGCGACTCATGTAATTGCTGTGCTTGGAGGCGCCCCAATCGCGACCAACCGATGTACGTATCGCGTCGTGGTGGGGCTGAGCCTTACCGGTCACGTCTAAGCGACCAAGAGCAAGCAGCGCAACGTACATACCAACACATACAAGCGCAGCTACAACAAGTGGCTGAACGAACTGCCACCCCGCCTGACATTTTTTCTGATACCTTAGCTCGCGCAGGTATCGAACCGAATCGATTGCCCACACGGGCTGCTTTAATACGGCTACAGGGAGTAATTGATGAAGCGCTCGCGCAATACCAAGGCACACCGACAGGAGGCAGCCATGGCTAGACACCGCATTGAGGATTTAGGCCGACTTTTCGAACGTTTTGATCAGCTGGTCGATCACGAGGCGTTTAAACACGACCTTGAGTGGGGCTTTATGGAGAGCATGAAGGACGAAGACAAACGTGAAGAGCATTACCACGTGCTGCGAGACTTGCGCGATCAGCTATTTGAAATGCGCTTGATTGCCGCCGGAGAAGATCTCCTGAACGAAAGTACTGTGTGATAAGTTGTTGTTGAGGGAACATTCCCCTCCTAGGAGTCAATATGGATAAGAAAAGAGGCGGACTGGACAGTCGCAAGCCTGATTGGGCTGGCAGCATGATGTATGGTGCCCCCCAACAATCAGTTCTCAAACAATGGCCACGGAGCAATGCATCTTGCCATTGCGAGTACGCACGCCCTGGGTTTAACAACACAGTTCGTGACATGGCTGAGAAAAAAATGCACAGCAAAGAGCTGGGCGACAAGGCGATGTATGTCTAAGCCGCGAGGCAACGGGGGTGGGAACACCCCTTATTCCACAGTGAATCATCGCATCAAACGCAACAGCCGTAACCTGACTGCTGAAGGTCTGAAAGCTGCGCAGACAGGCAACACGGGGACGGTGGAAGATTACCGCCGTGAGTTTGAGAACGACTATGCGCGCGAACTGCACGCTGCGATCGAAGGCAACGCCAAGACTGCAAAACAGTTTTTTATTTATGTCGTGCGCAAACCCATGTATGGGGTAGAAACCGACAATGTGTATAGACAGGTGTTCATGGGATTGCACATGCGCCCACGAGCCGAGCCGAACACAGATTGTTGGTATATCGATATCGAGAAATACGAAGCAGAGCTGTTGTGGGTGCTGCCAACGCGTTTGGCGATCCAACAGCTAGCAATCACCCCGCCGCCAGGGGCTGACCCATTCTTGGTTTCTAGCGTAAAGGAGTACGTAAATGGATCCCTCAACACCGAATACGACAGAATCGCTGCCCTCGGAGCCAACCCCGAAGTCAGCGGAGTACAACTGGAGGGAGATGAGGGAGGCACAACGCCGCCTCAGCGACGAAAACGCTCAGCTAAAACAAAAGCTTGACCAGTTAGCGCAGCTGCAAGCCCAATCCACCCAACCCAAAGCTCCGGAAATTAACCTGGCGCCGGACGATCTAATTGATTACCGGACAGCGCAAGCGTTGGCTGAACAGCGTGCCAAACAGATTGTAGACACGCAGATGGGCCAGCTTGCTCAGGTGCAGCGCGTGCAATACGCTGAGCTAGCTCTGAAGCAGCAGTTTCCCGACATTGAAAAGGTCCTGTTAGATCGCGACATTCAAGAACGTGTTGCGCGCGAAGATCCTGAATTCTGGGAAGCTGCCCAGATGATTCCTGATCCGTACCGCAAGGGCGCGGCCATGTACAAGCTAATGAAAAAGTACGTCGCTGATCCAGAGACTGACGCGGCAAAAGCCCAGATGGCCAAAAATCTGGCCAAACCGATTCCAGGTCCTGGTATGCAGCGCAACAGTCCCATCGCTCAAGGGCTCATCAGTCCGACCAAATTGACCCCCAAGCAAGCGAGAGAAAACCTCATGTCCGTGCTGCCGCAGTGGCAACGCTAATAAACTTTTCAAGCATGGGTTACCGTAGGGAAAAACACGGTGGCCCATGCGCTTTGAAAACGGCAGTTCCTTTGGCTTTCAATCTCCTTTTGGTCCGGCAGCTCCTCCATGTAATCAAGGAAGCGCTCCGTCCGGTTCGCTGCGCTCGTATATGGAACAGTGTTACATGCGAGCACAGACCCCTCTGCAGTCCTACTGGGCCGAGTCTGACGTGGACACACGGTATTACCTGGGTGACCAATCACTCTACAATCGACCCATCGGCAACGCTCCGTCATTTCGCAAACAGGGCTTCAACTTCAATCTAATCCGCCCTGTGATCCAGATGGTCACTGGCTATCAAAGGCAGCACCGCAAAAGCATCATCCTAACGCCAGAAGACGACACGGATGCCTATGCCTGTTCGCAGCTAACAAAGCTTGTCATGTGGGCGGTCAACCGCGACCGTATGCTAGAGACCATCAGCGAGGCCTTCGAGGGTGCACTGATCACAGGCATGAACCTGCTGTATATGGGGCTGGACTACAATACAGACCCGATAAATGGAGAGCTGTACCTCAATCGGTTGGCCTACAACGAGTACGCCATGGATCCGTTCTGGAAAAAGCCTGACCTATCGGATTGTGGCTGGGTCTGGATGCGCAAAGTCGTCTCGGACGAGGAGTGTCGCAGAATCCTACCCGGTGACGTACCAATAGTGGGACAAGGCCGTGGCTATCGGGATGGCAAATTCCAGTACCTTCCAGAGTTGATGGTGCAGCCGCAAGTCGGACAGCGCACGGTGGATGAGTTTTGGTATCAGGATCAGCGCTCTCAACAGTTCCTCATCGATGTGCGGTCAGGAGATCGTATGCCATGGAGAGGAGACCAAAACAATCTTGACATGATCACGCAGACATTTGCGCAGATCGACGTCATCGAGATGATGGTGCCCACCGTGCGTCTCTGCATTTGTGTCGATGGTGCCCAGGTGATGGACACTCAAAATCCCTACGGCAGCGATAGCTACCCCTTTATCCCTGTTTTTGCCTACTACCGACCTGAGGCGGCTCAATGGCCACTGCGCGTTCAGGGGATTACCCGCATGGTCCGCGATCCACAATGGATCTACAACCGCCTCCGACTGAACGAGCTCGACATTCTAGAAAGCCAGCCCAACAGTGGTTGGATCTACAAAGAAAATGCCGTTGTCAATCCGCAAGATCTGCTGAACGTTGGGCAAGGTCGACTGATTGCGTTGCGTGACGAAGCTAATCTTGGAGATCTCCAGCAGATCCAGTGCCCGCGCGTAGACGCGTCCATGATCCAGCTAAGCGATCAGATGAAGTCGTTGATCCGTGACATCTCTGGCGTCAACGAAGAGCTGCTAGGGGCAGCAGAAGACGAAAAAGCAGGCATCCTAAGCATGCTTCGACAAGGCGCTGGTCTGACGACGCTACAGACGCTGTTCGATCATCTAGATTGCAGCCAAAAGATCCTGGGTCAACGCATGATTGAAATGATCCAAATGAACTGGCGCCCAGAAAAAATCGAGCGCATCACCAACGAGCAGATCGATCCGAAGCTAAAAACCCAGGCGTTTATTCGCTACGACTGCGTCGTTGAGGAGGGCCTGAACACCAGCACCCAGAAGCAGATGCAGTTTGCTCAGCTGCTGCAGCTACAACAGCTCGGCGTGCCCATTCCTCCAGAGCAGCTCATCGAAGCTAGCACCCTGCAAAACAAGCATGAGCTGCTGGAGAGCATCGAGATCCGGCAACAAGCTGAGCAGCAAGCCATGCAGGCACAACAACAGGCCGCGCAACAGGCTGCTATGGCTAAGGCTCAAGCTGACCAAGCCAAAGCCGCTAGCGACATGGCGATGGCAGAAGAGCGGCAAGCTCGTAGCAAACTTGTGCCATTCGAAGCGTTGCAAAAGGTACGCGACAGCGAGCGTGCTGAAGAACAGGGTTTGCTTGACCTCATCAAAGCCATGAAAGAGCTGCAACAGATGGATTTTGCCGCGTTGCGTGACGCCATGATGCTAGCTCAGTCGCTCAAGGACCGTAATGCAGCCGAAGAACAGGCTGCGCTTGCAGCAACAAAACCTGCGCAGGCAGATGTTTCAGCTAACATGCAGGCTCCTGCTGCGGCAAATGTTGCAGGGATGTAAACTAGACCTTCGCAGCGCGGTGTCCTTGCAGTTGAGTCGATCCTCTGTTTGTGCGCTCGTTCTTCAAAAAGCGCTGCGATTTTCTACGGCTGTGGCACCTTGAGTAGGTTAAAGCAAAAAAGGTGCCCTTCCTCTATGCGTATCTCTACCGCCACACTGAATCGCAAAATCGCAAGCTTCATGGATCAACTGCAATCCGATGATGCTTGGGTCGTGCTGTATCCCCATGACATGAGTCAAGATCGTGCTAAGACAATCGCGACGGCGATGGGATGGAAAGGCGCGGCCAAAGACGTTTTCTATCCGTGCTTTAGCCTGGGAAACGTAGTCGTGCGACGCCTATCCTAGAAAGATGTTACACGGCAAGCCCATCTTGTAGGCATGAGCTAGCCTTTGAATTTGCATATCGATCTCATGAGCATTGTCATCGATGCGGGCAACCCATTCATCAATGTCATCACTCATCGCTAATTGCAAATCGCAAGAGCGGATCACGTCGCCAGGACTGTATAGGGCACGCTCGACCGCGTAGTGATGCAGAGACTCTTCGTTAAGATTCATCGCGATGGCGTAGTCCTGGACATGCCCCTTACGGGGTAAGTGAGCGAACCTGCCTGCGACGTAAAGCGCAACGGGAGGATAGATATCCAAAGTGGCCATATAGACCTCCGTAGGCTCCACATTGTCGTCTAAATGGGTATATCGCGCCTGTGCAAACATCCTGGGGCGGGTCGGGGTGCTCCTTCCCCATGGCGGCCCGCACTTTCCAATAAAAGCCTTACTACATACAGTTTAGATAGCTGTACCGGAGCTCAGCCCTCCATCGGTGTATCGGGAGTCACCAACCCAGTCCCTGCGTACGAGAGACCTCGCAAGTCCTAGAAGTAACAACCTCTAGTTCGTAGACAACATGACAGTCTCTACATTGAGCGGTCCAACGACCACTCTGAACATGCCGCCAGCGGTGCAACAGGCGTTGTCAGATTACATTCTGGCCACACCCGAAGCCGACCTGATTCACATGTTCCCGGTAAAGCGTTTTTCGCTTCCGATGAACAGCGGTAACACCCTGCGTATGGTTCGTTTCGACAACCTGCCAGTGGTCAAACAACCTTTGCCCCAGAACGGGACGATCCCGGCTCCTGCGGTGCAGACAGACGAATTCGTCGATGCACGTATTCGTTACTACGGTCAATCCGTGCTCCTCAACGAGCAGGTAAAAAATTTGGTATGCCTGCTTAAAACTACTAGTGATTACTTGGAAAGCCTAAACGCCGCCTAGGCGCATGGTAACCAGAGGCAAGTGTCCATATGTCAGCGCTGATTTTCAGCTTTAATGAGTTGTACAAGATGCTCGCGATGAGCTCTCTCCTCGTCGGTCACGGCTTTGCTGCCGCGTCCAGCCTGGAAGGTAGCTCGCAACTCCAGCATCAACTCAGCCTGACGCTTTTTGACGACCAGGAATGGCAAAGCTCCTTGCAGAGCGGCCACCATATTATCTCCGTTGCAGTACCACTTAAAAACTCGCTTTCTAGCGTTCTTTGGGGTCTGCGCAGGAGTGTATTCAGCAGTGTTTCCTATCAACCGCTCATCGATCCAATCGATCAGCCTATGGTCACTGTTAACCACCGTCAGTGTGGTTTGGCAACAGACGTAAACTTTCCCACTGGGTTGTTTACTTGGAACGGAGGCCGAGGCGTAAATGCTTCCTTCTCCATCCAAGATGCCAGCAAAATATGCCCATTCCGCGTCCGTCATAATGGCTCTTTTCTAATGCCGCTACAGCATATGAAAACTAAGCATGGATGTACAGCCGCAACGACTAAGTCTAGTGGCACCCGCAAGGGTGAAGCGATAGTCTGCTCTATAGGGAAACCTATAGAGGGAGATCCGAAGAGGTTTCCCCGCCACGCAAGTGGTCAGTACGGGTGGTTCCCGGAAAGTAACAGCACTCGATACCTCGAGAACCAACAGCCAGTATTTGTTGGCGCTACAGAGCGTCTTCAGTACTGCTTCCAGCTTTCGCAAGACCAACTGATCCGTGACGCTATGGCGGCCACGACATCGGTTGTGAACTGCGTTGGCGGCGTGAACGGGCAATCTCCGACTGAATTGTCACTCAGTGACATTCAGGACGTAAACACCGTTCTTCTGCGCAACAAAGCGATGAAGTTCACCTCCGGTATCGAAGGGGAAGATCGCTTTGGCACAGGTCCTATCGCTGCGTCCTATCTTGGTCTCGGTCATACAGACCTGCTGAACAGCCTGACAAACATTAGTCAGTTTATCGCATCGCACCAGTACTCCAACGTGACGCCGGTTCTGCCTGCTGAAGTTGGCTACGTAAACTACTTCCGCTTCTGCCTGTCGGCTGAAGGCCTGATTGAGGCGAACGCTTCAAGCACAGGACAGGACGTCTATGACATGTTCATGGTCGCTCGGGAGTCAGTGGGTGACGTTGAGCTTTCTGGCTATGGCGTTCAGCTTATCTACAGCGATCCATCGATTGTGGAACCACGGTTCCGTACAGCGTCTTCGCTGGCGGTTAAGTGGAGCCAAGCACCCACCATTCTTAACGATGCGTGGATCATCCGTCTGCGCAGCACACTGGCTTAAGGGAGGGATTTGAAATGGCTATTCTATCTCAAATCGCTGCTGGCAGCTTTGTTGCTGACGGCCTGCCAAAAAATCTTCCGTTTGCCGGTCAACCTGACATCGTGCGCCTGTATTATCAAGGCAACGACTCAGGCGACATCTGGACAGGTGCTACAAGCACAAAAGAGGCGTTTTGGAACCGCAACATGCCAAACGGCAGCGCAATGCTGACCGTTGGAGTTGCCTCTAACGACCAAAAATCTTTCATCACAGCTCTGGTCGGAACTGGCATCAGTTACTACAATCCTGAGTGGAGCGCGCTCGGACCTGTCAAAGTTGGCACAGCAATTAGCCGTGCTAACCCGGCGGTTGTAACCTGTGCGGTTGCGCACGAGTTGCTGACTGGCGATCAGGTTCTGCTTAGCAATAGCACCGGCATGCTGCAAATCGCAGGCATGTATTTCCAGATCACTAAAATTGACGATTTCAATTTCAGCCTCAACGGGTTGAATTCGTCAGCTCCATTTAGTGGTCCGGCTACCGCTGTGCAATTCCGCAAAATTCTGTTTCCTGGGATCTGGCAACCTCAAAGCTGCCTGATTACGAACATCAGCCGAGCTGCTGATGCAGTGATCACCACATCGGTTGACCATGGTTACAAGGTCGGACAGATGATTTATCTTGCTGTTGCCCCACAGTTTGGCATGGTCCAAGCTAGCGGCAAAATCAGCCGGATTAAGGCAGTCACAGCGAACACAATGACAATCGATCTAGACACGTCTAGCTACACTGCATTTGCGTTCCCGCTGACTGGTGCTGGACCGTTCGACTTCCCGAACTTGTCTAACTACGGAACCGACGGCAGTCTGGTCCTGAATGCGTACCGTAACGACGCGGTTGCTGGAGTCTATCTTGGATCTGCTGTTTGCGGAGCAAGCGGTCTCGTGCACTACGAGATCATTCAAGCCGACAGTTTTGCATCTGTGTAATAGTGTGGGAGGGGAAACCCTCCCCATTTGGCTATGTCTATTTCGCAACCTACCAAAGTCTACAACTACGGCCCAGCATTGACCGGGACAGCCGTATCTCTGGCTAACCCTGCCGTCGTCACAAGCACAAACACAGGCAATTTGCAGACTGGAGACAAAGTTCTGCTCCAAGCCTGTACTGGCATGCCCCAAGTAGCGGGCTTGCTGTGTCAGGTGACGGTTACTGGACCCACTACGTTTCAGCTTAACGGCCTTGACACGTCGGCTTTTGCAGCCCCTGCTACTGCGGTAACGTTCCGCAAACTGCTCGTGCCTCCGTATTGGCAACCACAGAGCTACCAGATCCTAGCTATTACGCTAGCGGCTACCGCGACGATTACTACAAACCAGGACCACAACTACGTACCCGGTCAGCTAATCTACGTTAACATCCCGCGCATGTGTGGCATGAGCCAGTTTAACGGTCAGACCTGCACGATTAAGAGCGTGACGGCCAACACCATGACGGTAGACGCTGATACCACAAATTTTGCCGCGTTTGCATTCCCGTCACCTACGCTACCCGCCTACGATTTTGCAACCTTGGCTAGCTTCGGAGTGAATTCAAGCTTAGTATTAAACCCATACCGCAACACGCTATAAGGAGCATATGGCTAGAACATCTACATCCAAACGAGCTGGCGAATCGGTCGACTTTGCAAACTGGCAAAGCCCGGAAATCCTGCCTGATCAGGACACAATCGTACGCGACACTCCCGAACAGCAGACACTTGATAAACGTCTTGTGCGTGGCAAGTTTCACTTCTACGAACGTCCAGGCGGCACGCTGCGTTTCACGTATCGGCGCTATAAAGGCGAGAAGATCGCTACCTATATCCTCAGGGACCAAACACACTACGAGCTGCCCTGGGGCGTTGTAAGGGCTCTAGAAGACGGTTCAGCGTACTACACCCACAACATCGAAACTGACAGCAACGCGATTCTGCGCGATGGCGAGCGGGAAGTTATGGTGACAACCAAAGGCCAGCCACGGTACAGCTTCATGGCTGATGCGTTTGGTCAGATCGGGTAAACCTCATTTTAAAATCGTGGTACAGTCCCCTTAAACTATGAGGGGACATGACCACTCTGCAGAGCATCCGAAACAAGGTGCGCCGCTTGGTAGCTGAAGACAATCAGCAGCTCACAGACGCGCAAATCGACGGGTACATCAACACCTACTACCTAAACGACTTCCCGCAGCAGCTACGCCTAATCAAGCAGCAGATCAACTACGAGCTGCCACTAGTTCCCGGTCAGGGTACCTACGCGGTGCCATGGGATCTGTACACTAGCTTTAGTGGTCCGGCTTACGTTGCTGGCTACCCGATCTTCTTTAGCCAGTCGCAGCAGCAGTTCTACCAAATGTTCCCGGAGTTCCAACAGCAGGCCTATCTAACTGGCAATGGAACGGTCGGGCCGTACACAACGTCGCTCCAGTTTCCGCAGATCACGCCTGGTACCGTCTATGTCTCGGCTCTGTCAGGCAACACGTTGCTGTATGGCACGGACACCACCAATGGCCAATTTAACAATCAAAATGGCGTTACCATCGGAAGCACCGTTAATTACGCTACTGGGTCTCTTAGCTTAACGTTCAGCACTATCATTCCAACGGGTGAGCCCATCAGCATTCAGTACGCAACCGGTCAATGGCAACGCCCACAAGGCTTGCTTCTGTTTGATAGCGAGTTTCAAGTAAGACCCGTACCAAACCAAAGCTACTTGCTGGTTTTGCAAGCTTACGCTTTGCCCACCGCATTGATAAACGGTCAGCCTCCGGAACTGTCCTTCTGGTGGCAGGCTCTGGCTTTCGGTGCTGCTAAAAAGATCTTTGAAGAACGCATGGATACCGACCAGATTAACAAGGTGATGCCCATGCTGAAAGAACAGCTGACCTACTGCCAAAGGACGACGTTGATGGAAAACAGTCAGCAACGGCCGACTACGCCGTACTCTCAACAGCTTGCTTACCAAAATGGGACAAACTCGGGGCTTACAACAGGGTATTGGTACTGATATGCCGTTCAAAAGCCAAGAACAGCGCGCTTTTCTGTACGCCAACGAGCCGGCTGTCGCGCAAAAATTCGAAGAACACACGCCAAAAGGCAAAAAACTGCCCAAAAAAGTTGGGAAGGCGAAAAGCAACAAGGTTCAAAAGGTCCAAAAGGGTAAACGATGACATACACGTTAAACGCGCCTAACCCAAACGACAGCCCAGCCGCTCAACAGCCTGCTCTGAGCACTAACACTAACTTGGTCAACACCTTTTTCGGCACGGATCACGTTACGTTTACTGAGGCGAGTGACCAGGGCGAACACATTAAAGTTACGTTAAATGACGTACAGGTCGACCCAGTCCTGGCAAGCCCTAAAACTCAGCTGTACAGCAAAACCGTCAGTGGCCAAGAACAGCTGTTTTTTGCCAATGCTTCTAGTGTGTACCAGGTTACGCCTCCGAACGTTAGTGCAATCACTGTGTTAGGGAAATGTTCAACCAATGGGACTGGCAGTTCAATCACCTTACTCCCTGGGAGCTTCAATTTTAACGATCCTCCGGTGTTTACGGCCCCAGCCACGTACAGAATTGATTTTAGTACAAATTTAACAACAACGCAGCTGGCTGAAGCCAAAGTGTTCGTTAGCGTTCGTCAGGCTCCACGCAATGTTTTTTTTGCATGGGACATCACAGCTTCTCACGTTGTTGTTTCTTTCTTTAAAACGGATGGGTCAAATGCGTCAGCTCCAGGTCTCACCACACCTAACGGCATTACAATCTTAGTGGTCCAATGACGTTACAGCCGCGCATCATCGCCCCTATCGGCAGTGGGCTTAACCGATACTACCCAAGCTGGACATCACCAGAGGGTTCGTTTTTTGAGCTAGACAATTGCTACGCCAAGAGGGGCAGGATCCACACACGAAATGGTGCGCGCGTTCTTGGTCGCGTACCGGAGTGGTTGCCTGGTAACTTTGCGGTTACGGTCATCAATACAGGCACTGGCACGGTGACGATGACGTGTGCAGCCGTTAGCACCGGTTTGTCTGTTGGGATGCGGGTATGGTTATTCCAAAACGGTGAAATTGGCGCGTTTGTTGTGTCCGCAATTTCCGCTGGGCCAGCTCCGTTTACCATCACCTTGCGTTATGCCCCAAATACCCCGCTAAGTCCGCGTGTAGGCTCACAGATCAATCCGTTGCAGATAGGAGCGGTTTCCGTCTATCTGCCTATCCAGGGGCTGTTAGGCTATGAAGCTGACGCAGGAAACGAGCAAACGCGGTTGATTGCGTTTACTGCCAATGCGGCCTACACCTTTAACGCGGGGCCAGGGACGTTCACTCTTATTCCTGGCAGTCCAACGTTTACGACCCGCAACTACGAACTATTTAACGGCACGATGTACCGCGGGCAGCTGTATGCGACGAACTTTCGCGACGAGATGCAGCGGTATAACGGCACTAACATGGTGGCATTTACCCCACCAGTAGCTGGAGGGGATAACGTACGCAGTGCGCGAATCATCGTTGCGTACCGCGGGCGTTTAATCCTGTTCTATACATATGAGGGTGTTGGAGCCAGCACAGGTACGCCATACCCGCAACGAGCTCGTTGGAGTGCTCCGCAGGTAAACCCCACAAACCCGAACGCTTGGGGTGACATTACGCCTAACGGCGCGACATTTGCCGATGCTGCTACCGGGCAGGCAATCGTTGGGGCGGCCGTCGTGCGAGACCAGCTAATTGTTTATTTCGAACGGTCGATCTGGTGTCTACGTTACACAGATAACGCGCTGCGTCCGTTTGTCTGGGAGATTGTGAATGACCAATACGGAGCTGGCTCTAGTAACGGCGTATGGAGCTTTGACGACAGCGTACTAGGTCTGTCTCAGCAAGGCTTTGTCGCTAGCAATGGTGCTGACACCAAACGCATTGACATGCCCGTTTTAGACATTCCGCAGACGGTCGAAACCAGCTACCAAGATCAATCCGGCGCCCCAGCTGATCAACGCGTGTCGTCGAACTACCGCCGTGTCGTCATGGCGCAGGACTTCTACAACCAACAAATGCTGATCAGCTATCCAGGAGAACAGACGAGCACAGACTATGTACGGAGCGCCAGTGTGCGCACCAATCGTCTGCTGATCTGGAACTATCTAGAAAATAGCTGGGCTCAGGGTGTGGCTTACTACAACACCTTGTTGCTGTTTCGCACTACGGCAGAAACACCGTGGAGCAGTCTAACAGCGCCTTGGAGCTCATATGATCAGCCGTGGTTTACCTACGGCGGTCTGATCGACAAACTCATCCTAGCAGCAGGGCACGATAGCGGGCGTTTACTTCAGATTAGCGACGATGTAAGCAGTGATGTCAACGAATTTGGTGAGCAGACAGGTCTGCCGTTTAGCTTAATCACGAACTTTGAAAACCCATTTCTGTCAGCGTTACAACGCGTTCGCATCCCCTATATCGATATCTATTGCGTCCCACAGCTACAGGGAACCATTACGGTCAATACATATGTCGATGAGGCTAGCATCAACCCTGAACCGGGCGGCCCAGATCCGACACCTAGCAGCTCAAAGACTGTGCCTATACAAGGAACAGGTTTGAGCACGGTAAAACGTGTGTATGTCGGCGTCACAGGTCGCAGCGTAGCGTTTCAAATCACAATTACGCCTCAACAAGCGACTCCGTTCTTTAATCAGGACTTTGAATTGCAGGGTATCCTAGTGCACTGCTGCCCGGCGGGCAGGTTTACCAACGTCGAGGCATGGCCACCACCTGAAGAGGAGCAAATATGAGCAATGTTCCCGACAGTGGACCGTTTCTACCTCCTGCCTGGCAGTACCCGGAGCAGACAGATACCGTTAAAAGCAAACTAGAGGCCCGTGAAGCAACGACTGCGTACTACCTTAACCAACGTGAGGTAGCTAACTACGCGTTTCAGCCAATCGCGACGGGGCAACAGTGGCCACCCACGAACGTTTCAGGCGATACGCGATATGCGATTCGCGTTGTTGTACCCATCCCGCAAGTATTGCTTGGGGTCAACCTGTACCCGCACGGCATACCAATCAAATACCCGAACCCGGCGGTGCCTCCGCCTACGTTTCTCCCCTCCGATTTGCGCTTTGTTACGCGCCTATTCGGCACTTTAGCAAACGTATCGCTAACTAGCCCGGTTCCTGGCGTGCTTGGCCCTGACCCTGAATACTTTCGCTATCTGCCGTTGCCGTACGTCAGTGTGTCGGGAGCCGGCATCGAACTGTATATACAAGGCCCTAACGTCGTGCTCAACGCGGCGATTGCGTATCCGGGATACAGTGGGTACGTAACAATTGAATATTTAACGGAGTCCTAACCGTGGCAGATCCCGTAACATTAGGCTCAGCGCTGATGGCGTTCGGGCCTCCATTGCTGAATATCCTTGCTCAAGCTGGGCCCGCACTAGGCGATCTATTCAGCGGCAGAACGCGCCAAATTGCTCAACAACAAGGGCGGCCGTACAGCCCTTTAGACGTATTCCTTGGCACACCGCAGACGCGAGAACCCTACATGGCTCAAGGAAGCCAGATGTACGGCAACCTGCTCGACACGCTGGGGCCCTTTGCTCAGCAGCTATTAGGTGCTTCTCCGCAGGCGTTCAGCCCCATGTACCAAGCGGCCATGCAACAGTTTGAAAGCGAAACGATGCCCAGACTGCAACAGATGTACGGCAGTGGTCAGGAAAAATACACGGGTGGGTTTGATGCAGCTATGGCGCAAGCCGCTCGTATGTTGCAAAAGGACTTAGCAGCCCAGCAGGCCGAACGACAAATGGGCCTGACAAACACGCTACTTGGCAGCATGGCCTCCATGCGTCAGGTAGGCGAAGGTCAGGCTGCTAGACCAGGGTTGCTACAGAATTTGCTTACGCCTGGCGCTGGCGGACAAAGCCCCATCATGGATTTGCTATCAGCCGGTCAGCAGTTTTTTGGTCAGACGACCGGGCAAAAAGCAGCTCAACAAGCCCGTCCATCAGCACCAGCCCCTAGCCAGCTAGACTTTATGCGTAGCGTGATGCCGCGTAACCCGCAGGTCACAAATCAACAGCTTTTTGGCCCATCAGCAACAGCTATGCCAGGTTATGGACTATGAACCCAATGCAAACGTCTATGGGGCTAGACATGATGCCTCATCAACAAATGATGGCCGGTGCACAAGGTCAGCCTGTGCAACCTGGCCAAGAGCAGCTTCTGCAACTGCTCATGATGCTCATGGGCGGTGGACAGCAACAACCTGACTACAACCAAGTTGGCACTGCACTAGGTCAACTGCTAAATAGGCAGATGCAACGCCTGGGCATGCATGACCGAACATTTCCTGGTGAGATGGTCGAAGGCGATCTGCTAAGCATGCTAATGGGGCAGGGAAGTTCACCTATGGCTGGTCTGATGGGGCCACAGCAATTCAACATGGCCGCACAAATGCCAGGAGGCTTTCAATCATGAGTACCCCTATACAACCGTATCTTGGCACTGGCATCGCCGAAATGCTGGCGAATCGTCGTCAGCAGGAGTTTGAAAGCAGTCTTAAACAGCAGGAAAGTTCAGCTCCTGTACTTGCACAAAGCCTTGCACCATTCGTCAACCTTGCGCTTACGCAACCTGGAGGCATGCAAACACTGCAGCAGATGCTTGCGTCTGGCGGCATTCGTATGCCATTTGCCGGCACCGGAGCAAGCGGCACTGTAGGAGGAATGCTAGGCAGGGAAGGCTCGCAGCGAAAAGGCGGTGGGTTCGAATCATTAGTTAGCGGGGCTGGGTTCGATCCGACGATGATTAGGCAAGCACTGGGGGCTAAAGCATTTGGAATTCCTACACCGCTACAAGGGCAGCAAGAGCGTGTGAACGAAGCTCTGCAAAGCATAGGACAAACGGAAACCATCATACCGCAAATCCGTCAGTCGTTTGACAAGCTGAGTAGCAGTCTAGCTAGCGCAGGCGTTGATCTTGGCAGAGCAGTTAGCGACGTTAGTGGGCTGGCTCCTGGTTGGTTAGAAAGCGCAAATGGATTGGCTACCCGTCAAGAGATTGCACGACTCTACAACCAACTGATGCAAAGCCCCCTTAGCGGCATGCCTAAAACGCCACCACTAGACGCCGAAGCGCTAAAACGTCCTGACCAGATGAAATCAGTGCTGGATTCGCTGCTGCCGCAGATTGAGTTCCAAGACGCTTTAAGCAAAATCATTCGTGATCTGCAAAACGAAGCACAGGCAGCAGGGCGAATACTGACTGAAGCGGAGATAGCCCAAGCAAAAACAGTTGCTAGCCGCCTAGCTGACGCACGCATGGCAAAAAAACGTACTGCTTCTCAGCCTCAATCTAAATAGGTGTCTATGACGCTGTCATTACCAATAGAAGAGCTTTACAAACGGTACTATGGTGAAGAGCCAGGTGAGAAACCAATGGCTGCATCACCGCAGGAGCGTTCCTTTCTGCAAGATCTAGCTGTTAAAGGGACGCAAGCCGCGCTTAGTTTGCCAGATTTGTTGGCAACACGAGCGCAAACATTTGAACCCTCAGCGCCAAGCCTCACCGAAATGGCGCTGCCGTACGTTGAAAAGTTTACCGGCGCACAAGGCAAAACGCCTGCTTCTGGGCTTACTGGTCTAACAACGTCTGCGTTTGGTATGTTTGCAGATCCTTCTCTTTATTTCGGCGGAGTAGGCGGAGTCAAAGGACTGCTGACCAGCCTTGGCAGCACATTGGCAGGAGAGAGCGTACGGCAACTCGGAGGAGGTCAACTGGCTCAAATCGGAGGAGCTGCAGCTGTACCCCTGGTCACTACAGCAATTTCCCTGTTAGCCAGTAAACGAGGCCTAAACAAAGCAGCCGCTG